CTTCTCAGGTTGAATGAAACAAGCCACGACATCTACCTCTCTATTTATATGTTTCTTTACACCTGCCCTGCCTGTACTTGTGGCTATATTGTAGCTTTTATCTCTACTTTCACGGGCTGTTGTTTTTATTTGAACTTTTAATATACCTCTAGGGCAAGTAACAATGAAGTCCCAAGGCATCGCTGTAACAGGAGGGTGAGGTTCAAAGTTTCTCTTCAGGCACTCAGTTATAAAATCAGATTCTGCTATTGCTCCTATCCTATTACTTGGTGATGATGGCATTTCATTGTTGTTGTGTTGATTCTTCCAGTCCCAAGAGACATCTAAATCAGTTGTATCATACAAGTTTGCAAGGGACAAGTAGTAATCGTATTCAAGTTCTAGTGTGTCTGTGACCATGACTCTCCTATCTTATACTCACCATCCATAGGACAGTTTAACTTTAACTCTTTACCTGCTGCCTTGATTGCTTGTACTGCTAACTGTCCGTATGTCTCAGCTTTCTCAGGTAGTACTTCAGCTTGGAACTCATCATGTATATTACCTACGAATGAATAATCCCTGCCGTGTTGCCATTCAAGACTCTGTAGTTTGCTGTACAACTTTATCAAAGCTACCTTCATAACTACAGCACCTGCTGATTGAAGTAACATGTTAAGTGCAGAGTGTGGACTTCTAATAGGAAGTATCCTTCCATCTATACCCACCAGTCTTTTACTTCGTGTTACTTTTTGTTCGATACCTTTCTTCAATATCTTCAAAGCAGGTAAGTTAGAAAGGAACTTCATCTTTAATATCTTTCCTTCCTTTAGACTACCACCTACTATCTCTCCAATCTTTCCATCTCCTGCTCCGTAAAGGAATCCATAGATGAATGTCTTAGCTTGATCTCTAGTCTTTAACCCTGCTGCTTTCTGATTCACAGTGTGGATGTCTCCTTCTAGTATATTCCTAGCGTACTCTCCACCATCCCAGTTAGCTAAGTAGTGAGCAAGCATACGAAGTTCTAACCCACTCGCGTCACAACCTACTAACTTATATCCACTCTTAGCGATGAATAAACTACGACACTCTTCACCATAGGGAACTCTACCAGCAGGTACTTGAGCTAGGTTAGGCGAGGAGTGAGTACATCTACCTGTGACTGCACCGTTTGTATTGACTCGTCCGTGTATCCTGCCATTCTTAACTAGCTTAAGCCATCCATTCTTGCCGTCAGCTAATTGTCCTAGTCGTTTGACTACTAATAGATACTCTAATAAAAGCTCGGCAGCTGGATGGCTTATTTTTTTAAGAGTAGCTTCGTCTACCTTTACAGTCTCTCCGTCATTACTAACTGGAAGTTCAATCCCTAGTTCCTTAAATCTTTCTTTGATCTGTAAGCGACTGCCAGGATTAAACGGTGTTACTTTTTCTTGTGTCCCGATAGACTCAGCATCTTTAACTAGGTTCTGTACCATACCTCTTTTCTTAAGTATATCTTTTAACTTAGCTTTGGTAGGTGCATTGATTATCTCTACTCCATCCATGTGTTCAATCTTTAAGGACCATCCAGCAGAGGACTTCATCTTTTCAACTTTAGGTTCAAACATTTTTTGCAGTTCATCCTTCAAGCGAGCAGATACAGTGTTAAGTTTTTGTTCTAACTGTTCTGCTTTATCCACATCAAACTCAAACCCTTTGCTTTCCTGTAGTCTGATGATGTAAGCGAACCAATGTTCTACTGCTAACATCTTCTTACTAGGGTTCTGATTTATTAGGTACTCATATAATGTCTTTGTTACTATGACATCTCGTTCACAGTACTTCTTCATGTCTTCATTGTAACTATCCCAAGCACCTTCTTCTTCTCCGTAAGATAGCTTTAATATCTCACCCATCCTGAGACCCCAGGCTTTTAAGCTGTGACTACCAATCATTTTAGTGTCAAAATTTTTTCTACTAAAATCATCTTCCTTTAAGTCTGGATTCAAACACCTACTCATAACGAGGGTGTCTTGTACTTGGACTAAAGGAGGATAGAAGTTATACAGTTTAGATAGGGCAGGTAGGTCAAAGCCTATGATGTTATGACCGATGATCTTGTCTGCTTTGCTTAACATATCTAGTCCTGCCCTCATGCCATCACCCTCAAACGTAACCATCTTACCTCCTATTGGATCATACACACTCATGCAATGACAGACTTTTAAATCATTTAGATTAGTGAAGTCTTCAATGCCGTTGGTTTCTATATCGAAGAATAGTATTTTCATATAAGTGCTTCCTTCTTTTTCATATTGTAAAAGCTTTCGTTTTTCTTTTTATGTTCTAATCTTTTTGTTTCCACCCACTTATCTATAATATTACTACAGAAATCATGAGCATCTTCAGCACATTTAGTTTTATTTCCTATAGCATCCATTGACGCTTGATCTAAGTGCCATAGATATTTAGGCATTTCTACTTTCAACCAAAAACTACAAAGCTTGCCACTTATCTCATCGTACTCAGGTTCAGTAAATCTACGCTTTTCTTCTGTGTAATTATATTCGTCAATCATATGACACCATGTATATTCATCTTCTCTAGGTATATCATGTACATGATAGTCTATATCCTCTATTAACCACCATGTTGTTACTGTTTTATTTTCTTCTTTCATATTTTTAAATCTAGTTGTTTTTCTTTGGTCCATGCTACAGCACTCTGACTACTCTCAACTCTACTCGCTATAACAGCTGCTCGTTGACCTCTAGTTGGAGGAGTATACATTCCAAATCTTTGTTTTAATAATCCGTTTCTTTCTGCGTTTGTAGAGTCAGCACTCTTTAAAGGTAGTTTAGTAAACACTCTTGGGTCTAACATTCTTAACCCATGTAATCTAGTTTTAGGTTTACCTTGTTCATCTGTAACTACATCCATTATTTGATTCATTCTTTCCCACCATACTTTAGAGTTAGGTTGAGAATATTGTCCGCTACTTCCAAGAGCTATGTAACTATATTCATTAATTAATCTTTCCAATCTATCAAAAGATTCGTGCATATGGTAAACTGGTACTCCAAACTCTTTCGGTAATGTCCACCTCAATAATAAATCATCGTTCTCCTGCTCGCTTCCATCAATAACATCAGGCATTACTGCCCAATCAAACGAGGGATGTTGCATCCATTCTTTAACAAACTCAACAAACCCTTCAAAGTTAAAAGCTTTACCTTGTTTCCATGCTGTATACGCTCCGTTGTCTAGAGAAAAAGAACTACAAACACTAGCGAATAAAGGTAAGTTAGAACAAGCTGCGTAACTAACAAAGCAGTGTCTGCCTGTTGCTAAAGTAACGCAGTCTTCATACTTACCACCACCAGCTACTCCGTGATAATGAATCATCTCTCTTCTAGTGTTGGATATTCCATTGCGTTAATTGCTTCTTCAACTGTAGTGAATACATAATCTGCGTGGTATCTAATCCAAGGTGACATTGAACTAGTGACTACAATAATTTGTTTATGTAAACTCCAAGCAAACATAATTTCCATTGCAGTTCCCCATGATGGTTGATCGCACTTTGCTAGGATCGTATCACAAGCTACTATGTCTCGCTTATCTCGCTCCACTATTTGCTCTGGGATACCAGCAATGGTTTCTTTCCCTCGATAATCTGCGTCAGTAGGCTTTAAACTCTGCACTCCTTTTTTTCTTAATAAAGCAGAAGCTGCTTTCCTCCACCTGATACAAGTATCATCCATCTCATATATTGCTCCAGCTAAGTAAACTAATCTCGTCTTCATTTAGATACCTCCGCTTGAGTTGTAGTCTTGCAGACCCTGACTGAATCTAAAGTCAAAGCATTGAATGATAAGTTCTTCTCTACCTCTTTGAATAAATACAGGGCTATACTTTCTGCTGTAGTCTGTTCCATTATTTCATTTAAGTATCGATGATCTAATCGTTTCACTACTCTGCCGACAACACCGCGAAACTCTTGCTGATCGATTAACCACCCAACTTCGGGGTCAGGTTCTCCGCTTACAGTTACATATACTTTATGCGTATGTCCATGCAGTTCTCCATATTCTTTTCTTTTATTTAATATACGATGAGCAGCCTCAAACGAGAACTCTTCTGTTAATTTGGTTTTCATATTTTTAAAACGGTGCTTTACCGTTATTGTTGGTTATTGTTTTGTCTTTGAATACCTCTTCATCTTCGGTGTAACGAGCACTGTCTGCATTGTAATACAATGTAGTTGCCAATCCTGTCTCACCACTGAATCTATTTTTAAGTACTCTTACTTTTGTTTCGTTGCTGTCTTCTTTCTGTTGGTTTCTTTCTAGTCCTATCACCATGTCACTTAGTTGTGAGATTGAATGACTACCTCTCAGGTCACTTAACCTAGTAACTCCTCCCTCTTCATGTCCTCCTCCGTTAGGTGGTCTTCTAAGGTGAGATACTAACACCATTCCACATCCAGTCTCTTCCACTAAGCTTCGTAGTTGTGTCATTGTGTTATCAATTAACCTTCGTTCATCATCTCCTTGGATACCACTAACTACAATAGATAGATGGTCAAGGAATATCCACTTACATCCTAGCCCTTTGCACAGGTAGCGTATCTTTGATAATAGATTATCACTTTCTGTACTTCCGAAGTGGTCATAGGTATAGAAGTTTCCGTTACCTACAGTCTCATCGAATGCTTTTCGTAACTCCTTCTCAGTCAAGGTGTTCTCCATGTGAAGAGGTTTCTTAATGTGGATACCCATGATACCTAACGCTGTCCTTCTAACACTCTCTTCAAGTGCGATGTAACCTACCGTCTCTCCAAGTCCAAGAAGGTGGTGACAGACTTCGCGACAGAACAAGGACTTACCTATCCCTGACCCAGCACAAAGTGTTACCAGTTCTCCTCTTCTAATACCGTGTGTCATTTCATTTAACGAGAGGTAAGGATAAGGTTGGCACTCTGAAGTGTCTTCCTTTATGACTGCTTGCCATATCTCTTCTCCTCCTACTATCCCATCAGGTCTGTACTCTCTCGCTTGCCACAAGCAATTAACTAACTCTTCGCTACGCTTGGCTACGATCATATCACTAGCATCTTTTAACGGTAGCTCTGCGATGGATGCCTTGCCTGGAGTTAGAAGACCAGCACATTCTGTTGCTCCCCTTCTTCCTGGGTCATCATTATCAAAGCAGAAGATTACTTTTTGAAAGGACTCTAACCAATCGATTGATTGACTAACGTACTTCTTTGCTGCTCCTGCTCCATTCGGTACAGATACTACTGCCCACTTGTTTCCGAATGCTTGTGAAATACTTAACGCATCCACCTCACCCTCGCACACCACTACTCTTCTTCCTCCATCCTTCCAAAGGTGCTGACCATATAAGCCAAGCAACTCTCCTCGAATGTGGAATTGTTTATTCGCAGTGCGTATCTTTTGTCCTACTAATGTGCCATCTCTACTTCTATAGTTCGCTATCTGGACAGGTTCTTTATTGAAGTATCCAATTTGATACCCCCACTTCTGACATGTCTCACTTGTTAAGTTCCTTCTTGTTATATCTGTGTACTTACCAGTAAGAAATGATGTTTCACTGTTGTTACTACTCACCTTTACAGTTCCTCCTTTAGGTCTACTGTATGTAGCACAGCTGAAACACATTGTGCTTCCGTCTGCGTTGACTCCGACAGCGTCACTCGACCCACACTTTGTACATTGCTGATGCGTGTTAGTGAAAGCCATGACTTTGGTACTTGTTTATGTGCATATAATATTCCTTTCTTTTCACACCACATTGCATAAGTAGTCTTACTACCTTTGCGTATTTTATTGTAGGCGTTTTGAAATAACAACCTGATGTCTAGCTCAGGATGTTGTTCTTTGATTAGTAAATGCTTAGACCTATCCTCCGTGACCCACCTTCCCTTGGTCTCTACTATGATTCCGTTGGGAAGAATGAAGTCAGGAGTGTAGGTACTAAGTCTCTTATACTCAATGACTAACGTCTCGTACTTGTAATCTATTCCGTGACGCTTTAACTGAGCAGCTATTCTCTCTTCAAACCCACTCCTAAAAGTCGGCAGTGAGGGTGTCTTCTTCTTCTTCGGCATCAAGTGCTTGGTCCAGGGTTTCACCTCCGTTAACATATCCACCTTCAACAGCAGTGAACCCAAATGAATCAGCTGCTTGTTCTGTGAACTCGCCTTCTGCTAACTCAATTACTTGAACAGCTAATAACTCTAACGATAATCCTACTCCTAACAAGGAAGTGTACCAAGTCTTAGGGCGTACGTTAAGGCGTACCTTTGAACCACCTCGTACTATTGTTTCTTTGTCCCAAGGATTACCCTTTGAATCAAACAATCCAAGTGAACGAGTGTACGTACTACCAGTCTTCTTACTTATTCCGTTAACAGGTTTCAACTTTGCTTTGAGGATGTAAGAATCTCCTTCAAGTTGAATTGGTAACTCATAGGACTTAGCTTTCTTACCAAGCTCCTCACTTTTCTCCAGTATTGCTTCTTCAAAGATAGGTTTGAGTTGCTTTACAATAACTTCACCTTCTTCTTTTGTTAACACTAAGCTACAGCTGTACTCACCACCCTCTACGAACTTAGTACTCGGTGTGTTAACCCAAGGATACTTAGCAATTCCTACAGGTGTAGTGATACTGTCTAATTTTGATCTACTTTTTATAGCCATTTCTTTCTTCTTTCTATTTGTTGTTTTATGAGAACAGGTACTGGCAGTCGTTTAATGCAGACACGTCAAGTGTGCCTAGTTCTGTGCTGTCTTCCAGTTCGTTCGTTCCAGTTTGTGTAGCGACTTCGTTGTTGAACTTATTCCCGATGTCGTTACTAAAAATCTCTTGGTATATCTCTCTCAATTGTTGGTGCATCTTCGGTGCGTTAGGGCTTTGAGTTGCAAAGCTGTCATGTATAGATGAGACATCACCTTTGAATTTGCAAGCTAAAAAATGTACCACACTAGCATCGATACTGTGTATCACGTTGGGTACAATAGCTTTAGCCATCTGAGAAGGACAAATTAAATCGTTATCTCTTCGGTACTTTACTTGAATGCTTTGCATGTTAAGGACAGATTTAACGTAAAGGTTATCCTTCTTAACAAGCTCCTGTTCAATAGGTAATCCAAAGGGTGAAGTCCACGTAAATTTTTTATCACACTTTCGTATTTGATTCTTCAACTTTTTCATGAAGGTAATGTGTTTACCAAGCATCCAATTTGCTACGTCATTAATCAAGGTAGCAAGGTAGAGCATAGCTTCCACATATTCAGTGTTACTAAATGGATTAACTCGTCCGTTACGGATCTCCCTTTTGAATACATCTTCTACTTCATCAACACTAGAGTAGCTATTCATTCCAAAAGGTTTACACATTACTATCTTCTTTACATACTTCCTTGTAATCCCCCACTTTAACCAGTCACCAGCAAGAGAGTGTCTGTGCTTATTAGCGTGTAGTCTAGTATTTACACGGTCACATATCTCTTGGTATAAATCTTTTGGTTTATCTTGTGGTACTAAGTTTGTCCACTCTCCAATCTCCTCATCTTTTAAAAGTAAAGATAGAATCTGTACACCATTACAAGTAGCGTCCATGTGACAAGGTAACCTCGTTTCAAATCCATATCCTTCCTCCTTAAATGCTTGGTATTCAAAACAAAACGCCAGGAAAGCCCAAGGATCAGAAGCTTCTTGCCAATAGTCATTGTTAAAAGGATCAGACGCACATTCTTTTATCTCATTTTCATGGTCTTTTATCCAAGCAATGCGTTCATCATAAGTCCCCTTTGTACCCCATACATTTGCTCCGTGTATTAACAACCACCTACTCTCCTCCTCGTTAGTAATTGGTACGCTATTGTAAAACTCTAAGCAACTCCTTCCAAGGTCACAACTTTGTGGGTTAACATAGCTAGGTACATAATACACTCGTCCTCTGTAATCCATTTGAACTGGAAAGAAAAGCTTTTCCTTGTCAGCATATAACTTACAGACGTGTAGGATTTTTAAACACCTCATCCTTTGTCCGTTAGTCCGTTGGTTAAACTCATAGATATACTTAGCCTTCTTCTTCCACTCGATAAAAGCTTCAGGGTCTTTCTGTACTAGTCCTTCTACTGGGTCAAGTGGTTCAAGTAACTGACTCTTTTGCATAGCTCCGATGGACAAGTCATTTTCCCACGCCCATTGCATGACTTCGTATAACTTTTTATTCAATCGATACGGTACATTTTGCAAGTTGTTTAAAGGTTCAAAAGCCTTGGATAAATCCCTCGACATATCACTTCGTTTCATGATGGGAAGTTGTGGAAGTTCAATCGAACTGTACCCACCACCCCAGTTGTCATTCCATTCAATAGGTTTCTCAAGAGTAGCTAACCAAAAGGGAGACAAGACTTCACAGTGTTCATCATACTTCTTGATCCACTCGTACATTTTAGGGTTTGGAACTAGTATCTTCTTTGTCTTTCTCCCTTGGCAGAATCGATCACGGACAGAAAACAAATTGGTTTGTAAGCGTATCACTTCTAATAACCAACATCCAATCACTGCTTTATGGTGTTGTTTAAAAAGATCAAAGCGTTTATACCTTCCTTGTTTGTGGTACTTCCTTTCCTTTGTCCAGAAGTGGGACATAAAACGATACCTACTCTTCGCATCTTTTCTATCCCTTTCGAGTAGCATCCAATCGCTTTTGTTCATGTGCTTTTTAAAGTAACGGACACGTACTTCATCTTCTATTGCCTTTGCCATTTCAAAACTCGCGGCAGTAATGTTTGGTTCGTCAATTAACAAATCAAATAGCTTCTTAATACCAAGATATGCAATCACACTGGGTTCTAAATCCCAAACAAAAGGAAGCCACAAAGGAACAGGTGCGTCTGGCTTTGAACAGTCCTCAAAGTACCTAGCAATTGCATTCTCTACGTCCTCATGTATCGCTCGTCCTAGTCTCTTATAGCTTGGTTGTTCGGACAGGTAATTGTTATCTTTATATACCTCCTTCATCTTCCTGTACCTGTGCTTTCCCCACTCTACCATCGACTGTTCCCACATATCTTCTTTTGGGTGTCCACTTACTCTTTTATTGCTCACTTTTAATCTTTCTTTTTTTAATTTCAAACTCTCTCCACTCCTTCGGCTTCCTTCTTGGTATTTCTGTTCGTATCAATCGTCCGAACTCATCATAACCTAATTGGTTATTCATCCAAAACAATTCAAACTTTTTCTTTACCTCCATTTCAAACGCTCTCGTAGTATAATATACTTCATCGAAATCTTCATCACTACTCATCGGTCTCCTCCTCTTCTTCTAACATCTCTCGCTCTCTCTTTGCTTTCGCTAAGGTCATGCAATCAGGTTCTTCTTCCTTATCTTCTTCAAATTCATTGTGCCAGTATTTATTTTCCATCGTTGTACTCCTCTAGTAATTTCTGTAAGGACAGGTAAAGGTTAAAGTATTTATGTTCGGGATCAAGCACACCTTTGAAGTGCTCGGTCATGATGTAGTGCATGGTTTCTTCTATCATATTTCTAGGTTGGTTAATGTATTTAAAATCTTTAGGTGTTATTTCTGTTCTCATAGAGGTCTATCCCATTGTTTTTCAATGCTTCCATCTTTATCGTATCCGTAACCTAGTTCCTCCATAATCCAAGCCATGCCTAGTTTAACAGAATCCATATGGTATTCTTTATCAGTAGCCTGTTCATTCCATTCATGTATGGCTTCCCATACTACCTCTAAGGATTGTTTAATACTAAAGTTTGTAGGTTTACCGTTCCACATTTTATTGTTTGCTTTCTTTTTAGGTGTTATTTCTATTTTCATTATTTTATTGTTGGTTGATTGTCTGATGCATCCTTCTATCGTGCTATAGCTCACAGTTAGTCTGTATATAAGAAGCCAAGACTCAGCAAGAATATTAACATAAACATTAGTAGCATTTCTAAGCTCATTATTTAATCAACTCCCTGGCGTGTAGAAATTTCATACCTAGCATCTTTGCCAAGTCTCTTCCTGACCTGTTAGCTTCTTCGATTCCATCTCTCGTTTCAATAGTACTTATCTCTCGCTTTTCAGTAACACCTTTTAAGCTCTTACTTTCAGCGTAGATTCCGTATCTTTTTATTATGGTCCTTTTCTTTCTTATCTTTTTCATGTTTTGGTTTTATTGGTTTGGTTTTCTCATCTTCTTTAGTTCTTTAAGAACACTTTTGTATTGCTCGATCTTTTCTTCATGTGAATTAGCTCGACCAGTAAACAGGTGAGGTAAGTCTTTCATGTGCCATTCGATATAGACTTCTTTATAGTCGCTTACAATTCTGTACACAAAAGGCACTTCGTCTATGTATTCTGTAACGCTCACTATTGTAGTTCTCTCAGTGTTTCAACTGCAGTATTATAGCTAGCTTTTACCTTTAAGTAATCTCGCAAGGTAAAGTTATCAGGGTCATTTTCCATGTCGTGCAATCTTCTACTTGCCCAGTCTCTTTGATTCTTGGCATCGGTAGATAGTTGTAGTTTACGCCAATCATTGTTGGTCATTTTAGGGAAGGTTTTTGATAAGTTCATATTATTATTTTCTTTCTATTTTATTGGTTAAAGTGAACAGATAAAGATTAACAAGCTCCACGTTGCAAGCACAATTACTGGTGACAATAGCCATATAATAGCTTGCTCCTTTTTGCTTGGTTTTAGGGAGTTGAACATTTCTTGTATGTCCGATTGATTGCTTATTGGTTTTTTCATTTATATATTTGTTAGTTAGTTGATTAATTAGAGATTGCTTGCTGGATTGCTCTTTTCTTCTTACTTCCGTGAGGATTAATCCAGATTGACTTTGCTCCAATACGATTACCTTTACATAACTGACATTGATCGCACGATAAACCTTTACTATCTGCAAGGCATTCTATGGTGTCTTTAGGTTGGTTTGGAGATACATGAAAGTACCTAAGATTCTTTTCTTTTGCCCGTCTTACGCTATCATTAGTCTCAGTACTAGCCATAAAGTAATTACCGTATGCGGTAGCTCGTTCCTTAGACATTTCTTTCCAATCATGAAAGTATCCAGTCCAACCGTCACATGATTCAGTGATCATTTTAATGATGGAAAGAGGAATTAAAGATGGATTGCCATAGGCTCCGAATCTTACCTTGCGACCATTGAATACATTGTCGTATAAAAAAGGGTCAAGTTTAGGATATTTGTTAGCTTTGTAAGCTTTCCATATACTATTAGGAGCTTGCCCAACATTGACATAACATCCATTACCGCTAGCAAACTTGCAACCTGTACATATGGTACTAGCATCAAGACCGCTTTTAACGCCTTCTACTGGCGAATGGTCAGCTAACAGAATCCATAATTGGATCATGTTACCAGTTTTGCGATTGGAGGTTTTAAGGGTAGCAATTACAGCGTATTTACTGCCGTTCTTTGTTCCCTCATGTATTATAAATCCATTTGGTTTCATATTATATAGCTCCCCTTTTTTTCATTTCTTGTTTTATATCATTTATCCTATCATTGCCTAATTGCTTAGTTGATTCTGATAGAATATCAATTTCCTCTAATAAGGTTTTTTTATAGTTAGTCAGTAAAACTTGCAATTCATGCAATGATAAGTCTTGTAGTGTTTTCATAGTATATTTTTTCTATTTAATCTTGAATATTGATTTCCTCAGTTGTCTCAATCCAAATCGTAGCTCCACAAGCTAAAGGCGATTCAGGAGCGTAACAAAGCCTTACATTTTCTCCTATCATGATATGATTGGCTTTGATATTGTTTTGAGTTGTTTTGATTGTAAGTACTGGATCATTCGACCCAGTCTTTTTATTAGCTTTAATAACGTGCTGATTGACGTGAATTCTTTTGATATATCCTTTGTTTAATTCTTTCATATAATGTTTTTTCTTTCTATTGGTTATTTTGTAAAGATGTCAGCGTAAGTATCCCAAGCGTGTTTAACGCTCATATAAACTTCCATATCAGCATTTGAGAATTCAGCTCTTATTCTATCACAATCATTGTGGTATCTTGTAGCGTTCCTCTGTAATACTGTGAACCTAGCATTATCCCCTCCTTTGAAATTTTTAAGCTCTTCAGCGGCGATCATGCTTTTCTTAACAGTATTGAAGTATTTGATTAGATTGTCTTTATTCATATTTTTATATTTGGTTATTGGTTAAAATAAATATGATTTGCTTTAAATCAAAATTATCAAAAATTGTAAAGACTTTATTTTTAAGTTTGTTGTAAGTCATTGATTTTACTTAATAGAAAAAAAAATAAAAAAAGTTTTATAGTTTTATTGATAAAATGAGATTAAAAGACTTTGACTAATCAAAGTAGATAGTTTTATCAGTAGTGAATAAAGACTTTGATTAATGATTGTAATAGACTTTGATTAGTCAAAGATAAACAAAGTAAAAAATACAAATTTACAAATGATAACAGATTATCAATAAGATCAAGTGATCAACTTGCTTTACTCGTGTAGTACTCTAACAAATTGAATAGGTTTTGCTTTACTCGTGTAGTACTTTGCTTTACTCGTGTAATATGCTCCCAATATACATTATGTCCAATGATTTCTAGTCTTTACATAATTAATTTGAGTAAAATCATAACAAAAATAATATATTGTCAATTATGTCCTACAATATACCCACCCCCACAGTAATTTTATAGGGGTAGCTCGGGGAGTTGATGTGTTCGCGTATATAGCGTAAGCCCCTCAAATTTTTCTACCAAAAATCCAATATACTTTTGTTTAAAAACAAAGTCTGATGATTATTTCTAGCATCATAAAGAAGCAATCTACTAGTACATCTCGTTCTAAAAAGAACATGATCATAGCTACTATCCAATAGATTTCTGTTTGTACGTGTCTCACATTATCTCTTCATCGTCATCATCTTCTTCTTCATCTTCTTCATCTAGTTCTAAAAGGATGACACTGGTAGCTAATATATCGTATTTAACAAACTCCAGTACACCTAAGATTGTTTGGTCATTCAAATCGAACTCCCCTTTATAACGATTTATTAAATTACATAAGTCGTTGGTTAACAAGTCTGTCTGAGTATCTATGTCCATATCTTTAAATTTAAGGCTTTACAAATCTGAAAATCGTTTATAATGTTATCTATAACTTATAAGGAGTCTTTCTTTAAAGACTATCTTTTAAAAACTACTTTAAAGTAACTTTAACAAGAAGTCGATACTTCGTTCTTCTCCTTCTAATCCTTTAAGAGTAAAGACCAAGACAAAGACCTTCTTTAACCTTCTCTTTATTAAAAAACTTTTTAAGGATAGGTGTGTCTAAAGACCAATAGTATCTTTCTTTTTAACATATATGATTAATAAAGAGCTTTAAAAGGAGGAGGGTCTTCGTCAGGGTCGACCCTCTTTTAAAAGTAGTATCTGTAAAGATATGTATTTAAACTAACTACCGAAGCACTTACATTAATCACATCCAAAGGTTACTGTTATAAGAGCCTTTAGCTTTGTTAAATGTATCTACAAAGGACGTTAGTTCTTTGTCCAGGAGTTCCTGTTTACGATAGTTAATGTTATTGTTAACATCTTGATTCATTTGTTCTACCCAATAGTTAACAGCAATAGAGAGAGCATCTAATCTATCATCGTTAATAAGGCTACCTTTATCCTTTGTTATCCTTGATAGTTGATAGATAAGCATATACTTAGCTTGATGTTCAATAGGATAGGACTGAGCACTCTTATAGTCTTGTTGAACAACAGAAGGATCAATAATAAGTTTATGTTGATTAAGGACAGGTTCAAGGACATCAATGATTCTAAGTTCCTTTTGTTTGTTATGTCTTACTTCTTCAATGGAACAAGGATAGGTAGTCATAAACAAAGGTTTAAGTAGTTCCATGAACATACCATCTCCAAAGTTAGACTCTATAATAATTTTGTTAACCTTATTAGTCTTGGCAATGTAGACTAGTTGTTTAAGAGTTTGTTCATCATATCCACCTTTTAACCCACCAGCTTCTGGAACAAAGAGTTGACCGTTAAGCATCTTAACAACAGCATATCCTGTTTCATCCTTTCCTCTACCACTAGGGTCAATAGACAACACAGACCCTGTGTACTCAATCATATCACCTAATATCTTAAAGGGCTTATGAAATCTATCCCCACCTAGACCTACGTTAGGAATATCTTTATTTTCAAAGGATGGATCAGAGGACCACATAATCTTTTCAGGAGCTAGGTCTACATCCACATCTGTTATAATTAAATCGTTAACCTTTAAAGGATACCGATCAGCATCCGACAAACGAGGGTTAAGCATGAACTGTAAAGCATACCCAGTCCTACCGTACGACAGCTTTCTTTCTTCAAGGTCTAGATCAGTAAACCTAGAGGGTTCTGTAGATCGTCCTACTGTCTCATCTGTTATCTTTTCAGTTAAGTACGGAGCAATATCGTTATCGTAGTTCTTAAGTACTAAGTCTTCACTTGGATACTCAGAGGTCCATATACGAGCGTCATAGCCCCTCTCACGCAGTTTGTTATAAATAGAGTCCTCGCATTGGGGTGTCCCTAGAAAGAGAATCCTAGAGGTGTCTAAGGGCTTTAGAATAGCTTCAAACTCTTTTACTTGTTCATCTAGCTTATCACGCATTCCTTGAGTAGCAGAGTTATTAGGTACTTCGATGTCATCAGCAATGATAATGTCTGCACGGCTACCTGTTAACTGGGATGATATACCAAGGGACTTAACGGAAGGTGCGTGAGCAGCTGGAGCAGGACCGACATCGAAGGCTATCTTAGAGAACCTTTGATCCTTTTTAGGGATTAGTCCTTGAAGAACAGGAATGTCGTGTATGATTTTCAAGGTAAAGGTGGAGAAGTCATCAGCACGGTTCTTAGAAGCAGATACAACCAGGATGTTCTTAGTGGGGTCTAGTAGGAGTTGATGTACAGCATAGGCAGAACATATCCAAGACTTACCTACTCCACGGAACGCCATGATAACAGATCGTTTAGGACCGTGTTGCATGAAGTCTGCAATGTCATATTGTAATCCAGTAGGATCAGGTAGGTTCAAGTGTTTCCAAACTACATATAAGAAGTTACGGAAGTCCTTGAGTTGTTTAAGTTTATCGATACTCACAATCCAACTCTTTTGTCTCTCTCTTTCGGTGTTGTTATTACTTTGTAGCTACTTTTTGCTTTAGTTGTATATCATCTTCAAAGGGGAGTACTTCATTGAGTAGGTCATTAAGGGGAGTATCTTTCCCACTTGTTAATACAATCTCATTATCTTTAAGTAATTGCCTAGCACCGTTCAGTAGTGATGGATTGTACTCACCAGTCTCGTGCATCTGATCGATAGCTGATTTGTAGGTATCTGCTACATAACCTTGTAATTTACCTAGTTCTTCAAAAGTCTTCATAATATATTGTTATTATTCTTCTCTAGTCATAGGAACACCGTAACGCAACTTATCTACGTGCTCGTCTAGTTTATTCACCCTAGTCTTTAGGTGTTCAATGTTCATGTCTTGGGTAGCGTCAGCAGGTAGTGAACCGATCTCCCCACGAGGCCATCTTATGCGAAATTCTGAGTTCAAATTAAGCTCATGTTGAATCCTAGATATATCCATTTCAATGGTATTTAGGCGGTTGACAATTACTGAATATCCCCAAACCGCAGTTCCTACCAAAGCAATTACCTTTGCAGCAAAAGCGAGTTGTACTTTAGCGGATGCGTTTGCGTTTATCTCTGTCATCTCATCAACTTCTTACTGAGGCATTTGTTAACACTTCCAACGTCTAAGGGCTAACGCTTTTCTAGTGGGTCTACCTTTACTATCTTTCATTGGTCCTTTATTACCACCCATCCTAGCACAGAAGCTTCGCTTTCTAGGACCACCACCAGGTTGAGGAGCTTTTAAGTTAGACCCAGTAGCCTTGTTATACTTAGCTCTGCCTTTAGCAGTGAGTCCACCCTTCTTAGACTTCTCACCTCTACCTAGAGATAACGATACACTTCTCACTTTTTAAACCCACGCTTCATATTTGCGTAGGACTTAGGTGATATAGTAGACTTCTTCTTGCTACGACTAATGCCTAGCTTTCTTCTTCTGTTAATGTTTGCGTATAATCCTTTTTTCATCGTTTAATTAATATCTCCATCATTCTATCTAGTTTACCGTTAATTTCTTTTACAGTGACTTCTAATCCACTCATACGGTTCTCAACAGCAGTATCTCGTTCTCGTTGCGTAGCTAACTCTACTTCAATCTTTGTTAATCGTTTCTCGTCTGTGTCTAAGCGATCTGATAGTTTTTTTATAACCCATCCGATAGCACCTAGGATAACAGCTAGAGCAGTGTCGAGAAAGTGTGATATTGATTCAGTCATTATATATTAAAATCCACTTGCTCCAAAATACATCATAGTAACGGCAGAAGTCAGAGTGGCATGATTGTTTGTGAAAGTTATTACACCGTTTGTTGTAGAAGTTATTGAAAACTGCATTGGATTTGAACCATCAACAGAAGTAATTATTGTGGCTGTAAAGCTTGGAGCAGCAGGTGATTGATTACTTCTCCCGAAAACTGAGAAAGTAGTTTGAGTTCTTATTGTAGCGTCTTGCGGGTGTATACTTGAAACTGTTAAAAAACCTTGAAAGCTTGAATCTCCTGCAACAGTAATATCAACCGTACCGCCTACAGCTACAGCAGTACCAGTCAAGCCCTCCGACTTCTCTGCAATAAACCCTCTTAAATCTGGTCCTACAATTACATTACCATTAAAACGAGCATCCCCAACTACATGAAGAGGAGATAAAGGAGGCGAAACACCTATACCAACCCTTCCGTTAGTATCCACACAGAAATCAGTATCAGTCGCACTAATCTTAGCAGCTGTTACTGCGTTGTCTGCTAGCTCTGCAACCGTGATTGCGTTATTCGCTATGTCTTCAGCAACAATAACATCAACACCTAAATGATTAGTTCCTATTGCGTTATCTGCAATCTTATCACCAGTAATAGCGTCATCTGCAATATTAACAGTATCTATTAGTCCACCTGCTACACCTGTCGCTAGAGTCGATGCAATGTTTGAGTCTACATAAGATTTATTAGCAGCATCTGAAGCAACAGTAGGAGTATCTAAACTTGTTATTTTATTGCTTCCTAAATCAAGAGCACCGCTCATTGAATCACCAGTCTTAGTAACTTGTAGTGCGTCTTGTTGGTCTACATATTTCTTATTAGCAGCGTGATCGTTTGCAGCTGGATCGGTAAGAGCAAGTCCTTGTACACTAGATGCACCTGTAATGTTATTAGCACCCATAGCCAAGTTACCAGTCATCGAGTCACCAGCTACATCAACAAAAGTAGTATCTGCGTAGTTCTTAGTTACTGCATCTTGTGGGTTTGTAGGATCAGCTAGGTTTTTAATCTTGGCTAAATCGGCATCGTAGTGTCCATCAACAGGGTCTTTAGTCATCGTGTTCTTACCACTACCCTCTTCAATCTCTTCGTTAAGATAAAGGTTGTGAAGGTAAGCACGATCTAGTTCTACCTCAGTAAGTACACTTCCATTCTCAAAGTCTACAAGAGCAGTATCAGAAGCACTATCTCTTTTGATCCTTATCCTGTCTCCATTTGCTGGAGCAGTAACAAATATTATAGCAGCAGAAGGAGAAGTTTGGATTGTGTAGTGAGTAGTAACTGTTTGATCTACAAATTTACCACCAGCTAAAGCCACTGTATCAAGTTGTACTACAACGTGTGTGTCATCGAGATAAGGAAAAGGAAAAGCAAAGGAGGTAGTAGTATTATCCCCAGTGTAGTCTACGTATGTATTAGGCATGGTAATCTATTATTAATTTGTTTGTTGTAAAAGTTCAAGCACATCTTCTCTAGTTGAGGCTGACTTTAATTTTTGTTGCTCTTGTCTTACTTCAGGAAACTCTTTCAACATCTGCATTTTAGCTGCTTTTCTATATCTTCCTATAATTCTTTGTAAGTAAGCAACTCTGGGACTAATCAAACCACTAAAAGATTGTGGGTCTAAACTTCTGTATTCTTTATTGTTTATTAATTTAGTTAAAGACTGTCTTAAAGTTAAATTGTTTATCTTAATTTTAGATTGAAGGTCCAACCATCTGTCGTAAGCACTCCTATCATTCGCACCATCAAAATTAGTAAGATCAATTAAACCATCTAGTTTTGTCTGAGGAGCTGAGAAACCGTGTGAAACTCTAGCTAGTTCAGTTAACACTGCATCGTTCTTTTCTCCTCCCCACATAATAGGATTAAGAGGATTAAGAACACCTGCTATACCTTCAAAGTATTCTTGTACGACAGGTTCTCCTAAAGGATTCCTTTTCAAATCCATAGCTACTCCTGGGATTCTTTTAAGAATTACATCAGCAAAATCTCTAGCTTCTTTTAGTTCTTGATCTCCTGTTATAGATTGACCTTGATTAAATATGTTAGGAATAAAACCACCTGCTGCTGCACCTAAATATTTAGCTCCGCTAGTAGACTCAGGATCAAATATTAAACTAAAGAACTTATCAATACCTGCAAGGTATGACTTGTTGGTTGCGTTCCTAGTTAAAGTTAAAGTTAAAGCTGAACTTATTTTTTCAAAGGTAGTGGAATCAATGCTATGCATTTTACCATCGTCTATCAAATCTGCCATATCAGCGTAAACACCTATAATAGTAGCTATAGGGTCAAGTCTTTGGTAGCTCATCCAAGTATCACCTACTTTTATACTGTAAGGCATATTACCAGCTGCCATCCAAACCTTACGCTGCCTGAAGTCCTTCGGACCACCACCGTTAATTTTATCTTTGAAATGATAAACAGTAGTAGCGAGAGCTGTATTGAATAACGTACCTGTAGCGAGTTTACCTTTTGCTTCTGCTCTTGCAATTAAATCAGGCGAACCGTCAGCTTTAACAGCGTTAATCTGTTCTAACAAAGATTTCCTAGTTTTTTCTAATGCAGGAGCTTTACCTTCTTGAAGGGCATCTATTTTCTTAGCATACTCCCCACCTTTTAAATACTTAGCTGTGTTGTAAGCTATTTCTCCAGGAGCAAGTAATCGACTAAAAGAAAACTTTAAGATGTTTGTTGGAGTACGAATAAACGGAGCAACAATAAACCCTAAAGGTACACCACTTACAAAACCTTGTAGTTTCTGCATTGTCGGTCCTAATTGCTCTGAGAAAGCTATTTCATCTGCTGATTTAATATTAGGGTCAACCCAATCTCTAGCTAACTCCTCTAAAGCCATGAAGTCATTATCCCTAGAATCTTCTCCTACAAGTTTATTTCTTCTCGCTGTTTCTAAAGCTTCGCTTTGTGCTTGTTGAACATAATCAGCTATTGCTTTTTCTCTAGCAGCTGGTGTAGCGAATGGACCTTGAACAAATTGTTCTGCCTCTTTAATTAAATGAGTAGTAGAAAAGTTACGGTTAGATCGAGTTATTAAAGCACTTAAAGAATCTTCCACATACTCAGCAACTTTCTTGGGGTCTCTGATTCCTAGTTCAAACGCTTTTAGTCCTAAATTAGCAGAAGCTCTGTTTCTGTACTCATAGAACTTATACATCTGATCGACAGAAGTATTAAACCTATTGGGTATCCTTATAGCGTTACCCATGAAATCAATGAAACCTTTTACAGCATCGCTTTCAATGTCTTTACCTCGTAAACGCTCTACATTTTTAGCTGTAATAGAACCTACACTTCCTCCTGGTGTCTCAACAAAAGCCGACCTTGCGTCTCCAATATAATGATCTCCACTCTTCCAAGCATTCAATACAAACCTAGCTAAATCTTTCATGTGCATCCCTTGAGATACAGAGTTAACTACAGCTTTCTTTACATCAGGAGAAGAGCTTAACCAACCTCCTACATATCTTTCAAAGTTTTTAAGAGCAGAAGACATAGCACCACCAGTAGCATTAACCGTTAGTGTTCGAGGACCGTACATGATAGAGTTTTTATAATACTCTTCTACCATATCCATCAACTTCCCACCTTCAGCTCCTCGGATGACTTTATTCATCTGGATCAAAGTATTCCACAAATCATCGCCCTGTCCGTTCTTAGCTAACATTATGCCTTCTACCATTTCATCGACAGTCATGCCTCCTCTTTTATTGAGGTACTCTTGTCTTAGCTTAGTGTTAGCTGTATATGTAGTTGTTGTTCTACTAAAGTTTTCAAACGAGCTTCAATGGTTTCTAATTCATCTTCACCTATCTTACCTTTTTTGTTTTTGTATTGTTCAGCTACATTTAGTATTTCTTTACCGTTAGCAGCTAACATAGACTCCAAGGATTTAATCCTAGCTGTGATACGAAACAGAGTAGTTTTATCTTTAGATGCTTGTTGTATCAAAGAGTTCATCATCTTTCCGTTAGCTCCCATAGCATCAGCTAACTCATTAACTACACCCTCATCTAACATCTCTTGACTCATCTTAGCCATCTTAGTGCTATCCTTTAGAAGCTTCTCTGCACCTTGTTCAGCTAAACTTGCTAACTCTTGAGGGTACATACCTTCTGGTAGCTTACCCATTGTCTTAACCATTCCAGTTAACGATTGTTTACCTCCAACTCTAAAGGTAGGTGCGTCTGCATCTTTGATTATATCGTCAACAACATCGCTAGGTTTTAGATCAGGTAAGTCAGCAAAAGAAACCTCACCAGGTCTTAACGAACTTTGTCTTTGTACTTTTACATTACGCTGTTTCAGGAAATCGTTAAATATCTTTTGTCGTTGGTCTATGCCTAGTTTTGCTTTTAATGACTCAAATAAATCTTTAAAGAATATAGCAAATTCTTGAGCAATTCTTTTAGGACTTCCGCTAGGAGCAAGTTCACCAGCAGCTTCTTTCTTAAACCAAGCGTCGGACATTTCTTCAGCAAAGTACTCGTCTATATCTTTATATCTGTAATTAGCATTATTAAAATCGCCTCTCTTGCCTCGCAAGAATCTATCGAGTTCTTTAGGTATGTCTTTTCTAGTTACAGTGCTTGGGTCAAATTCAACTTCTAAATCTTTTATTTCTATCCCAAAACTTTGAATGTATTTATTACGTTCTCTTTGAAACTCTTTAGTTATCTTTGTTAAATCTTTTTCAGGTAGATACCTACTAAGGCTATGCCACAACTCATGCACCATAGTTCTTTTCATCCCTCCTTCTTTAACAACGTCAGCTCTTATCTTGAGCAGATTACTACCAAACTCGTACCTACCAGCAGATGGAATCTTGTTAGTAATCATAGGTTGAGCTACATCATCAAATAACCTAGCACCTATTACATCTATAAATTTTTCTATATCTTTTACATCGGATGGATCAGCATCTTTTAATACATTAGGTTGCCTCAATCTTCTTATTATGTTTGCAGCACCTCTAGGTTTAACATCTAACATCCCAGCGTCTTCATAAGTTTGATAAGGAGGAGGTCTAGTGGCTATAACTTCATCTAGTTCTTCTATCCCTACATCAAACTCTTCTAGCTTTTCTTGTAATTCAGGCTGCTTTTCAAAAGATTTCCTAGCTTTAAGTTTATCTAAAGCTTCTTCGTTATTTTTTAAATCTGTTTTAAATTTATCTAGTCGATCTTCTCTAAGACCTTTTTGCCAATCGTCAATAGTCTCACCTGCTTTTTCTTTATCTAAGATTGATTTTAAGTCTCGTTCTTCATTTGCAACTGCTACTTTGTCCGTCTCTATTTCTCGCAGTAATCTTGCCTCATCATCTATAAACTTAAAGTCAGGTAGATCAGCAACCCTTAAATCCTTAGTCTCATCTTCCCACTTCATCATAGCGGAAGTAACAGCATCTTCTCTATTCGCTCCTTTACCTATCTCTACATTCTTAGTCTTAATAGCATTCAACCCTGCCATAACAGACTTAGCTACAGCACCTACACCTAACCCTATAAGAGCACCTTCTAAAACATTCTTAGCTCTACCTACTAACTCATTATCGTCAGGATCAGCAGCTAGATATTCGGTTATTGGATTCTGTAAATCAGGAAACTGTTGAATTAAGTTAGCTAATCTTTCCTCTTGTCCGTCAAAAGCTACGAAATCAGAAGCCATCTCAGCTCCTAAATATCCTTTTAAATTAAGAT